CGTATCTATGCAAGATTGGAGTTGGTTTAGCGATACATGGAAGGGTTTATTTTTGGCGCTTATTCCTTTTTTTTGGACAATCTATATAGTAATTACTAGATAAAATTTATTATAAATATTTTCGCACAGAGGAACATGGATATGGCAGACCTTACTAAAGCTCAGACAAAAAAAATGATTAAAGAGTTGAAAAACGCATCTCGGCTTCACGCTAATCAGGCAAAAACTTTAGAAAAAACTTTGAAGAAAATCAAGAAAGCCAGTTCTTAGTGTTTTCACCGAGCACTTGACCTGCTAAATTTACTTTGTTCCGCAACGCCTGTAATATTTTTTCATCAATCGTGCCCGGCGCAACTAGATCTATGTACGTCACTGCTTTCTTTTGCCCTATTCTATGCGCACGATCCTCAGACTGTAGCCTTATCTCCAAGTCATAGCTGTTACTGTAATAAATGACCGTGTTTGCTTCGGTCAGAGTAATGCCGTAACCTCCTGTTTTTGGTTGCCCTACAAAGAATCGTAGTTCAGACTCGGGCTTCTGAAACTCCTCTACAATGTTTTGTCGTTCATCTTGTTCCGTATCTCCATAATAAGTAGCCACGGCTCCCGGTCCAAATTTATCTTGCAAACTTTTAGCTATCTCTTTGATATCATGCGTGTATGAAGCCCAGATAATAACTTTTCCCTGTAGCTCGTCTGTAATTTCCAAAAGTTCTTTCATTCGGTTGTTTGGTAATAACTCTATTTCTCCATCATCTGGTTGCAAAAATCCGCAACAGATTTGTTGTAACCTCATAATTTGCGTTAACACACTAGCGGTCGTAGCAAGCTCTCCGCTTTCTAGTTTAGCAAGAGCTAGCTTTTTCATTTGGTTATAAACCCTAATTTGTTCGTCAGTAAGGGTAATGTCTCGACGTATGTACAACTTTTCTGGTAAGTCTAAACAATCTATTTTAAGCACTCTGTTGCTAAACTTATCTAGTTTCTCGTTAAGCTCATCTAACCGACGGTAACCCGTAATTTCTTGAAAACTACGTTGTCCCATCACCCGGCGTTGCACAATCGAGTACCGACTTTGAAATGCAAAGTAACTATTAAACCCTAAAGCCTTGTCTGTCAGAAACAAGCACTGGCTAAACAAATCCATTGGGCTTTTTGTGATCGGACTTCCGGTTAGTATCCTGCGATACTTGCTTATCTTATTCATTCCTATAATGTTTTTAGTCCGTGCGGCTTGTCTGTTTTTGATTGTGGTCGACTCATCAACAATCACTAGGTTTTGTGGGTTTTTGTTTAAAAATTCGTAACCTTTTCGTGCGGCTCTCGGCGTTGAAAAAGCTTCTGTGTTCATGACAAATATTTTAAGATCCTCGTGATCTCTGTATATAAAATCGTCTAACTCATCGTTATATTTTCGTGCAGAACTAGGTGTCCAACGTAAGATAGATTTTTCTATGCGGTCAGGCACGTGCGTGGGTATCTCACCACGGATCCAATTGTCATAAACTCCTTTTGGAGCTATGACTAAACATGCTTTTATCTTTTTTTCTTCGTACAACATAGACATTGTGTCTAACGCTACTTTAGTTTTACCCGTTCCCATTTCCATCAATAAAGCGTAAAACGGTTTGTCCCACGAGTCCGATAATGCTTGACGTTGGTGTGCAAAAGGTTGCGTTTTGTACTCAAAATTATTTATTTTTTGCATTTAATAGATTTCTCCTTGACATGCCCGAAGTATAAGATAATATATGGCTTTGTCAAGACCCGATAGGTGTCTTTAATAACGATGGAGAAAACGCGATGAACGACATGTTAGAAATGATGGAGGAAGATTTTGTCAAGAATCTTGCAACATCTGTAGAAAAACTCGATCAGGAGGGCCTTAATTCTGTGGCCGGCATTGCTCGAGCGATCCGTAGCAAAGAGGATATCATCTCGCATCTTGAGCAAGAACTCAAGGAGCAAAAGAAAGAACTTCTCAAACTTACGGATGAAGATATGCCCGCGATGCTTGCGGAAATAGGCATATCAAAATTTTCACTAGACGACGGATCTGAAGTCATAGTGAAGTCAACTTACGGGGCATCAATCCTAGTCGACAATCGTCCTCAAGCCTTTGAATGGTTACGAGATAAAGGTTACGACGACATCATCAAGAACACTGTTGCATGTCAGTTTGGTCGTGGAGAAGACGATAAAGCGAGTGCTTTTGCATCCTTTGCAGAGAAAGAAGGTTTCTACGCAGAGCAAAAAACTGAAGTACATCCGCAAACCCTGCGAGCGTTTGTCAAAGAACGTGTTGAGGCAGGAGACGAGTTTCCGATGGAATTATTCGGAGCATGGGTTGGGCAAAGAGCTACTATAAAGAAAGGTAAAATCTAATGGCAGAAGCAAAATCAGTGGCGCAAGCCAAAAGCAAAGAACTATCCATGGACGTAACTTCGTTGTTTGAAGAAGATGCGGGCTTGGGTATGGAAAACATGGGACAGGAAGATTTAGCATTACCGTTCCTTAAAGTTTTATCAGGCAATGATCCTTTATTGGATGATTTAGAAGAAGCCCGTAAGGGCGACATTGTCAACACAGTAACAAACAAGGTTTACAAGGGCGGTAATGGCGTTACGGTAATTCCTTGTGCATATCAGCGTCGGTTTATCCAGTGGAGTCCACGTGGCGAGGGCAGTGGAGCGCCTATCGCAATTTACGATCCCTCGCAAGAGCGACCGAAGACCGAGCGTTCTGCTGATGACAACAAAGAGTATGTTGTCGGTGGTACTGGGGATTACATAGAAGAAACGCATCAGCATTTCGTTGTGGTGCAAAACGATGATGGTTCTGCCGAGACTGCATTGATTGCAATGAAGTCGACGCAACTGAAAAAGTCACGCAAGTGGAATTCCATGATGCAATCTGTACAAATGCAGGGCAAGAATGGACCATTCAATCCACCACGTTTCAGTCACGTGTATCTTCTTAAAACTGTAAAGGAAGAAAATAGCAAGGGCAGTTGGCACGGTTGGGAGATGAGTCGTGTAGAGCCTGTATCTGATAAGGGTACTTACGTTCGTTGTAAAGAATTCGCTGAGAGCATTACGCTTGGCGAAGTTGTCGTCAAGCATTCAGATGACAGTGAAAATAGCGGAAGCAACTCTGTTTTTTAAAAGTTGTATGTAAGACGAGGGGCGGCAGAGGCCGCCCTTTTTTACCACTTAGGGATAAAGGCACGTGACGATGATTGAAAAATTCATGACCATTTTTGATGGTCTGCAAGAAGCCTACGGTACATTCAAGATAGAAAAACAGGCCGCCAATGGTAAGGCGCAGGGTAAAGCGCGATTGGTCCGCGAACCACGCACAAAAATATTGTGGGAACATCATCTAGTTGGAAAAAATGGAATAGGCATAATTCCAATCAATGAACATAATGATTCAAAATGGGGTTGTATTGATATAGATCAGTACCCTCTCGATCACAAGTTGTTAGTCGAAAAAATTAAAAAATTAAAATTACCTTTGATTGTGTGCCGCTCTAAATCTGGCGGTGCGCACTGCTTTCTATTCACTCAAGATTGGGTAGAAGCTAAGGATATGCAAAAGACCTTGCAAGCTATGAGCGCGGCGTTGGGATATGGTGAGAGTGAAATATTCCCAAAACAAGTCAAGCTTCACCTCGACCGGGGTGATGTCGGTAACTTTCTAAACCTTCCTTACTTCAATGCAGAAGAAGGTCTACGTTATGCAATAAAAGATGATGGAACCTCCGCTACACTTCAAGAGTTTTTTGATATGTACGATGCACGTGCGCAGACTTTAGAACAACTGCAAGCTTTGCAGGTTGTGGATAACTCACAGTCTTCTTTGTTAGCGGATGGTCCACCGTGCTTACAAATACTGTGTACCAATAAAATCTCAGAGGGAGGGCGAAACAACGGGTTGTTTAACATTGGTGTTTATCTGCGCAAAGCATATCCAGATTCGTGGGAGGCGGAGGTTCTTAGTTATAACATGCAGTACCTTGTTCCCCCTCTGCCGTTGAATGAGGTTAATCTAGTTGTTAAACAACTGCACCGTAAAGATTATGCCTACAAGTGTAATGATGCTCCAATCAATTCACACTGTAACAAAGAGCTTTGCCGAACTAGAAAGTACGGCGTGGGTGCGGCAATACAGGGCGCGTCCATTGCAAACCTTAGAAAGTATGATTCTACACCTCCGGTTTGGTTTATGGATGTTAACGGCGAACCTTTGGAGCTTGATACTGAAGGGTTGATGAGTCAACCGGTCTTCCAAAAAGCATGTATGGAGCAGTTAAACTTTATGCCGAGATCCGTACAGAAACAAACATGGGAAAGCCGCATTAGTGCTTTGCTTACCGACATGAAAGACAACGAGTCTGCAATTATCGAAGTGGCGCAAGATGCCAGTTCAGCAGGACAGTTCTACGATTACTTAGAAGAGTTCTGTCGATTTCTACAACAAGCACAAGATAAAGAAGAGATCTTGCTCCGCCGCCCATGGACAGATGATGAGACAAACCTTACTTATTTTAGGTTGCGGGATTTTGAAAGTTTTTTATCTAAAAACAAATGGTTTGTATACAAGAGTCACAAGATTGCGCAGAGGTTGCGCGACATTAACGGGGAGAGCACGGTGTTAAAGATAAAAGGTAGGTCTGTACGGGTTTGGTCAGTTCCGGCATTCGAGTCAGCAGACATTGATATCACTACGCCGAAATTTGGTGGACAAAATGAGGTTCCATTTTAATGAAAGAAATAGCAAGAAACCAAGAGATTTACAGGTTGCGTGTTGAAGAGCACATGACCCTAGCGGCAATAGGAATAAAGTATAACCTAACTCGAGAGCGTATTCGGCAGATAGTCAATCAGATGAAGACTTATGTTTAGGATATTTGGGCCTCCCGGTACAGGCAAAACCACTACTTTGCTGAACATGGTAGACGGTGCTCTTGAGTCAGGCATACAGCCCATGGACATTGCTTTCCTAGCGTTTACCAAAAAAGCCGCAACAGAAGCAAAAGAGCGGGCCGCCGCACGATTTAATCTAGATCCTAAACATGACCTATTTAACTTCCGTACTCTGCACAGTCTAGCGTTAACGATGTCCGACATACGCGGGGATCAAGTTATGCAGAATGAAAACTACAAGGAATTATCTAACGTCACGGGGGTCAGTCTATCTGGATCCAACAGTTCTAACTTTGATGATGACCTGCCTAGTGTTAATAAATCAAGTGATCCGGTGTTAGGTGTGATTAATTTAGCAAGACTGCGCAAGGTACCTTTGAGAGATCAGTACAATGTTAGTCGGCTCGAGGAGTCTTGGAACTTAGTTAACTATGTGGATAAGTCTTTGCGCGAGTATAAGCAAAGGTTTGGCTTGTATGATTTTACTGACATGCTCGCTGTATTTGCGGAGCATGGAGATAGGGTATGCCCAAGCTTTAAACTGACGTTTTTAGATGAGGCACAAGATTTATCACCATTGCAATGGGATATCGCTCATATGCTAGATCGAAAGTCTGACAAGATGTATTGTGCAGGAGATGATGATCAAGCTATTTACCGGTGGGCAGGGGCAGATGTCGATCAGTTTATTAACCTACCCGGAGGTTCTGAAACCTTATCACAATCTTATCGCGTACCACGCTCAGTTCACCGTATTGCCGAAGGCGTTGTAAAAAGAATTAACCGACGTTTTCCAAAGAAGTATGAGCCCAAGACAGAAGAGGGTATTGTGTCTCGTATATCAACCCTTGCATCTGTAGATATGGCAGAAGGATCATGGTTAGTGTTATCGCAAGCAGGATACCTTTTACAGCCCGTTGTGGCAGACCTCAAGGCAAACGGTTACCTTTTCAACTATCGCGGTCACCGGTCCATATCTTCGCGAATAAGCGATGCCGTGAATGGTTGGGAACAACTGCGTAAAGGTAATCAAGTTACTGGTGAAGTAGCACGTAAGATATATGGGTTTATGTCTATCAAGACTCGCATTACGCGGGGCTTTAAAAAGCTTCCCGGGTTACTGGATGAAGACCTTGTTACATTGGGACAACTGCAAAGCAATCACGGGTTGCTAATTGACAATGATTTAATCTGGCACGAAGCTATGGACAAATTACCCGAGACAGATCGGGCTTACATCATTGCAATGTTGCGCAGGGGTGAGAAGTTTAACGGCGAGGCCCGCATCACAGTGTCCACGATCCACGGGTCAAAAGGCGGCGAAGCTGATAATGTTGTATTATTCACGGATCTGTCCCCGGCGGCAGATGATGAGATGAGAATGAATCCAGATGATATGCATCGGGTCTTTTATGTGGGTGTCACTCGCACAAAGCACACTTTATTTATTGTCGAACCTGAAGATATGAGCAGAAGTTACGAACTGTAAGGAGGATACAATGTTAAGAGCAGATGGTTACAACAGTGCAATTATGGGTATCGTTCAGAGATGCGGTCAGGATCCTGTAATCTTGTATGACACCGACAAGATAATACAAATCTTGGTTTACGATGACGGCATGAGCGAAGATGAAGCCATAGAATATTTTGAGTTTAATATTTTAGGCGCGTGGGTAGGAGATGAAACACCTGCATTTTTCTCGAAGTCTAGCCTTGCTGAGTTAGAAGAGATAGGGGATGTTCTGTGAAAAGTCAAGAAATAATTTATGAGGGAATTAACTTGCAAAACACAAAAGATGAAATGATTTCGCAACCAGATCATTACGCGGACTCTGAGATAGAATGCATTGATGCAATGGTTTCTGCATTTGGTCAAAAGAATGTAAAAATTTATGCGGAGGTTGCCGCGTTTAAATACATTTGGCGAATGAATCGCAAACATCAAAGCTCTGATCAGGATAAAAAGAAAACAATCTGGTACCTGCGGTACTCCATGGGCGATGACCCAAGGAAAGATTGATGTTCTTGTACAGTTTTTTAATCTTTTTAGATTGCTTGGTGCTCGTGCTGTTTATACAAAACATAATTGATATCCGTCGATTACTCAAAGAGAGGAAGGACAAATGAGTTTACAAATGGCTATGTTTACTCCGAAGACAGAATGGATTCCGCCAACAGAATTGCCCGACTTAACAAGTGCTACGCGCATAGCAATTGATGTTGAAACAAGGGATCCTAATCTAAAAACCAACGGACCCGGATGGCCAACTGGCGACGGCGAGGTCGTAGGTTATGCTATTGCGGTCGACAATTGGTCAGGCTACATACCTATCCGGCATAAAGGCGGCGGTAATCTAGATGAGCGCATCGTTAACAAATGGCTAAAAAAAGTGTTCGAGTGTCCGGCAGAGAAGATCATGCACAATGCACAGTATGATCTGGGTTGGATTTACAGAATGGGGTTCACGGTCAACGGTCGTATCATCGACACTATGTTGATCGCATCTCTATTAGATGAAAATAGATTTAGCTACACGTTAAACGCCCTAGCATACGACTACCTTAACAAAACAAAGTCAGAGAAAGCATTAGTCGAGGCGGCTCGCCAGTTTGGTATCGACCCAAAAGCTGAGATGTGGAAGATGCCCGCCATGTATGTCGGTCCATACGCAGAGGTTGATGCTGAGTTAACACTGGAGTTATGGGCTTACTTTTCCGTGCAACTAGGCAAAGAAGATCTATGGCCAATTGCTAATCTTGAGCTTGACTTGCTCCCCTGTCTAGTTGACATGACGATGCGTGGTGTACGCATTGATACGGACAGGCTAGAGCGAACAAGAGATCAAATTCTTAAACGCGAGAAAAGCGTTATCAAACAAATTAAAGACGTTACCGGGTCCAACGTAGAGATATGGGCGGCGCAATCTTTGGCAACAGCGTTTGATAAAGTCGGAGTTAGTTACCCAAAGACAGAGAAAGGTGCACCGTCGTTCACGAAACTGTTTTTACAAGACCACAAGCATCCACTAGCACAACTGATTCTTGAGGCGCGAAACCTCAACAAGACCTCCGGGACGTTTATCAATACCATCATGAAGCACTGCCGCAATGATGGACGCATTCATAGTCACATAAATCAAATACGATCGGATGATGGGGGAACAGTGTCAGGCCGCATATCAATGTCCAACCCTAACTTGCAACAAATCCCGGCCCGCGACCCGGTGATCGGACCCATGGTACGCTCGTTATTTTTACCTGAAGAAGGGGACCAGTGGGCGGCAATAGACTTCTCGCAACAAGAACCACGCATCTTGGTTCACTATGCTCACGTGTATGGAAAGATGAGGGGTATAGAACTAGAAGCCTGTAAAGAATTTGTAGAAGGTTACAAGCATGATCCAGACATGGACTTCCATACAATGGTAGCTGAGATGGCTAACATCTCCCGCAAGCAAGCCAAAACAATTAATCTGGGTATGATGTATGGCATGGGTGTTAACAAATTGTCTGAGCAAATGGACATAGAAGTTGCAGAAGCCAAACAATTAGTAAGTCAGTACCACTCCCGGGTACCTTTTGTCAAGGGTTTAATGCAAGGAGTAACAAATAGATTGAATGATAAAGCCAGTGCCGGGTCCATCCGGTCTATCTTAGGCCGCAAATGTCGTTTTGACTTGTGGGAACCAGATACTTTTGCAATGAATAAAGCAATGCCATACCGGGATGCGGTTAAAGAGTATGGTGAAACAACCCGACTAAAAAGGGCTTACACTTATAAAGCATTGAACCGTTTGATACAGGCTTCCGCGGCGGACATGACTAAAAAAGCAATGGTAGATATATACAAATCAGGGCGCCTACCTATGATACAGATACATGATGAGGTAGCTATGTCGGTCAAAAACCGGGAAGAAGCCGTAGAGATTGCAAAAATCATGGTAGATGCTGTACCTCTTGAGATTCCTAGCAAGTGTGATGTTGAGATAGGGGGATCGTGGGGCGAAGCTGAGTAGTCTTTAGTTGCTTTATTATATATACTCCTATATAGTCTCAGACATAGGTAATTGGGAGTGTAAAATGGACACAGAAAAATGGAAAAGTGTGCTTGTTCCAAAAGAAGTTTATGAGGAAATCAAGCTCAGAGCTAAAACAGAAGGGCGTACAATTAGCGGTCAGCTACGTGTTATGTTTAGTTCTTACAAAGAATCTGAAAAATTAAAAAAAATTTATAAAGATTGATTATTTCTGTACTAATCCCATATTATCGCGTATAGTTTACTCCGTGCTCCGTAGGCACTAAGTGGTCTAAAAAGGTCCTCGTAATGTTATTCATTGCGGGGGCTTTTTTTTGTTGCAAAGTCCCATATTATCCTATAGAGTCTTACTACTTTTTAACTTACGGAGTGCAAAAATGAGCGAGAAACAATTTGTTGATGGTCTGATGATCAAAAAACCTAATCCCAATGCGCCTGATTGGATAAAATTTAACGGATCTATCAAACGTGAGGACATGATCACGTGGTTAAACTCGATGACCGGGGATTGGATTAACATACAGGTTTGCGAGTCTAAGTCTGGAAAATGGTATGCAGAGGTTGACAATTGGAAGCCAGAAAGTCAAGGTGGTCAATGATGAGCTTTGGAAAACCTAGAAAAAAATTTAGTTTAAACACTGAACTTTTATTGCCAATGCAAGAATCAGAAATGTCGTGGAAAAAAGCTGATAGTATTATTGATGAACTTATCAGCCGGGAAGCTGAAGAGCTTGATAAGAATGTGCTTAATCAGCGCGACGTTATTAAAGCTAAACAATTACGTGAAGCTTGGAAAAGATTGCGACAAGGATAATTATGAATATTAATTCGGAAGATTGGGACACTGTTTTGATGACAATGCATAAAATGTTACCAAAAAATATGGACGATGCGTTGCTCGTGGACCTGATTCACTTCGTCCTTGTGCAATACAACGTGGATTGGCCTCGCGCCCTACGGATCATGCATATTGTTTGTGATTTACATGCAACACATACCGGGGAGAAGGTCATATCTGACAAAAGCATTCACTAGAGAGGGTTGCTATGTTAGAGGGTATATTAAGTATTGTTGGTTTGTTATTTTTTATGGCGTGTTTACAAGGAGCTTGGCTCATAGTCCAAGATAAAGAGGAAGCTTGGAAAGCACGTAACACCAAAAATGGGGAGTAAAACAGCCCGGTGAGCGGTGGCGTCGGGTATTCCTCTTTTCCTCGGAGAAGTTCAAAAAAGGGCAGATGCTGTGTCGGTCCCCAAAGTCAGATTTCATTCCGATCAATTTGTCCAACCACCGCCTTATAACTTTTAGTTATTAAAATATTTTTCTTATTCCAAAACGATATAACCGTAACTTGACAAAATCTTATACTTTGATATAATAGCCTAGTCAAACAATGATTTGACATGTTCTTTAACAATGTGGATAAACCACTTAACCAGTTCTACGGAGATTTACCTATGGATATTAAAAAAGACTTTTTGGCTTATATAGACTGCGGCGGTTGCGGTACTTGGGGTAGAGACAAAAACCCTAAAGAGGCTGTCGGACTTGCAATCAAAGCTTTCGTTCGAGACTTTTGTACCGATTCTGGAACCAACACCGGGAAAAAGTTAATAATAGAAGTTGCTGATGTAACAGGCTATGACAAAATCAATTTCGGAGGGAGCCGGGGCATCTGGTCCGGTGATGGTGATGATAAGACGTTCGACAGTGTGTGGTATACAGCCGTCGTTCCCGCCAAGACCCACAAGAAGCAGGTGTTGCACGGCAGACCTTATCAGGCGTTACTCAAGAAAGCTTTGAGTGAAATGGAAGCCCTGCCATCAATCGAAGATGAGAGTGACGACATACTCATCCAAGATGGATTGCCTTTATAAATTAACCGCCCCTCCCCCGGAGGGGCATCTTAACTAGGAAGTTGATATGAAACATACAGCAAAAAAGATAGCGCCGGGTAAGTATGAGTACCGCGGTTATATCATTCAAAAGGCAGGAAAAGAATGGCAATATGTTCAAAAAAAATATGGAACTCAAGTTGTAGCTTACAAAAAAACTAAAAAAGATTGCATATTGCATATCGATTTAGTGACAGTGTGGAAAGACACTAACCGTAAACTTAGTGCCATAAAGTAAACCAACCGCCCCTCCCCCGGAGGGGCATCTTAACTAGGAGTAATGCAATGGAAGAAGTAAAACGCAAGCGCGGTAGACCACCAAGTGGTCTTACCAAAAACGAACTCTCACAGCGTTCTAAAATAAAGCGTGAAACCAAAAACATCACCATCAATGGTGAAGAACTACTTAAACGATTTCTGGATTATAAAAAGCTTGAGTCCGGGTCAATCGGGTTTGAAATAAATAACTCGCAGTTCCTCGCCGTCCTTCTCAACACGTGGATAAGAAGCAAAGCCCAAAACGCTACGGAGGATGAGTCGTGAAACTAGAACTAGCGCAATGGGAAGTGATGTTCGCCCTAACAAACTACATCAAAGAAGAATACGGCATGGAATGCGACCTCACAGATGGAATCGACGAAGCATCTATCCAATACCAAGAACAAATAGTACCACCAAAGAAATACAAAAATGGACGACCCATCAAAAACGAACACGGCTACCCCGTACTCGACTACAAAAACGCAACTTACGAAGACAGGATAATATCATGGGGAGAAACAGACTCGATAGCCGTGTACCTAACCACAATCCCATAACCAAAATAAGCCACTGCAAACCATGCCGCGGAATGGGATACATGCATAAAAACTACGAAATTGTGAAATGTGTAACCTGTAACAAGTTCAAAACAGATTTAGAAGCAATTGTCTATTTTGAAGAAGGCGGCACGTAAGGCACGTAGTCCGCGGCTCACAGCCCCTTTCGAGGGGCTTTTTTGTATCTGGAGGTTACAAAGTTACACGGTTACATATATAGAGCCAAAATTTAAAAAAAAAAAAAAAGTTAAAATATAGGTGTAACCGGTGTAACCGGCGTAACCGGGCCTTTTTTGTGAGAAAATTCAACAACTTGCGGGTTACATATTTGGTTACATATTTGAAAAGTAAAATGTAACCGTAAGCAGATAATTGCGTTAAAGCCCCGAAAATTAAAAAAATATAAAAAAGAGTTAGATATTGGTATATATAAAGGATTATTTTTAGGTAAACTATCGCTTATTAACTGGAGTATCGAATGTCTAAGAAAGCCCTGCCGAAATCCGCACCGGTTGTCGAGAAGAAAAAGTCTGGAAGACCGCGGATAAACAAGAATTCTATCCTGACTCGCAAGCAAGAACTTTTTGTTAAAGAGTTGGTTAGCAAAGATGGACAGATAACTTTGAGGGAAGCCGCGATCAACGCGGGTTATCCGGCATCGTCCGCGCACACTAGAGCCTACGAACTAACTAACCCCCACATTTCTCCTCATGTTGTCAACGCGATTAAAAGTTATCGTAACGAACTAGACGAAAAGTTTGGCGTTACATTCCAACGGCATCTTAGAGATCTGCAAAGCATAAGAGATCTGGCTATACAAAATGGTGCATACTCTGCCGCAGTTCAAGCCGAGTATCGGCGGGGACAAGCTCATGGTGATATTTATGTCAGCAAGTCTGAGATCAGGCACGGCAGTATCGATTCGATGAGTAAAGAAGAGGTGGAAAAAGCTTTAATGGAACTAAAGGATCAATATGCCCCGGTCACCATCGACATTACACCCGAGTCCAATAACACCAGTAACCGTGACAAAGCGAGAAGCCGCCTTTTATCAGCAGATGAAGACCGCGGCGAAGACATCGAAGACGCGACGCCTGTCGTTCACTAGAATCGAAACAGTCGCAGTTCCGGGAGTTCCTGATTTATTGATTTGTGATGAATCTGGAAAGTTTCATATGGTCGAGCTCAAGTTTATTACGGGCAATGCAGTTAGTCTAAGACCGCATCAAGTGAGTTGGCTTACAAAACATGATCACAGTAGTAGTTGGGTGCTAATTAAGAAACAAAGAAACAATCTCGAACAATCAGAGTTGTACCTTTATAAAGCTAATCAGGCGATTGACATAAAAATGGACGGCATAAAAACCGAGGCGGTGTTAGTACAAGAACAGCCTTTTGATTGGACGGAAGTATTTAACTTGATTTGTCCGCCATAATCGCATAATATCGTATACCCATTAACTTAACTTACGGAGGACAGAATGGATTTGTTAGGAGATAGACGAGCCAAACAAAAAGCACAAGTTTTGACAGTCTTGGGAGCGTTGGCTTATGAGACCGAGAACTTGATAGAATCAGAATCATCGTCAGATGAAGTTATACACAGTGTGCACGAATTGGCGTGGTCGTTGGTGCATGTTTCAAGAGAACTAGAAACGGAGGATGCATAAATGTGGGAATGGATATTGAGTTTGTTTGGTTTCAAAGAAGAGCCGGAGGTCGAGACAAAACCGCCGGAAGTAAAAAAAGAAACTGAACCAAAAGTAAAGACCGAGGTCAAAGCTAAACTAAAAGCTAAACCAAAAGCAAAGAGTGAGGTCAAACCGAAGGCTAAAGCTAAATCAAAAGCCAAAGCCAAAGTTAAAAACAAGCCTGTATTAAAGGCGGTAAGATAATGTTTATAATTAGTTTTTTTATCGAACTTTTTTATGGGAAGGATGCCGTCGATAATTACGAAAAGAAAAAGAAACAACCGAGAATTAAACCGAAACGCCGGAAACAATGAACCCCTTAATATTTGCCTGTCTACTTGACGGGCTTTTTTTTGTGCGGTAATATGCGATAAGTCTTATATAACTACGGAGCCAATTAAGATGAAACTGTTAAACATTAGTGGAGCAAATACTAAAATTGCAAAAACAATTAAGACCGGGGGAGACATACGGGTTGCTAGTCTGTCTCTGATGCCTGACCGAAAAATTTGTGCCGGCAGTAAAGCGGCGGGATGTTTCGAACCCTGTTTAAAATCTAGTGGTAGAGGAGTATTTAAAAACGTCGCAAGTGCAAGACAAAAGAAAACAGATTTTTATCTCTCAGATTCGCAGGGATTTCTCAAGCAATTACGATCAGAGTTAACTAATTTTGACAAACTTTGCAAACGTCAAAAGCTTGCAGGTTGGGTGCGATTAAATACTATTTCTGATATAGCATATGAGGACCACGGAATACCCCAAAGTTTCCCCGATTTAAACTTTTACGATTACACAAAACGCGCTAACCGGTTAGGAAATACACCAGACAATTATAAATTAATCTTTAGCTATAGCGGTCGAAAGCAGTATCAAAAAAGCGTTATGCAAAGACCGCACAATGTCCCGATGGCGGTGGTTTTTCGCGACGGTTTACCGAGTCATTGGAATGGTCAACCCGTCATCGACGGCGATCTTTCTGACATTGTCAACGTGAAATCCGGCGCTGTAATAGTTGGATTACGTGCGAAGGGTAAAGCTAAAAAGGATACTTCTGGTTTTGTTGTCGATTCCAATTTAATAGCAATCGGAGGTTAAAAAAATCCGTAGGACTAGCCCGCCATCGCGCGGGCTTTTTTATGGAGCTTTACTTATTATATAAAAGTCCTATATAATCCCATACGTGGAATTAACCACATAACTACGGAGTAATAAAAAATGTCCATTGAAATAAAAAGTGATTTAGATTATTTAGACCAACTAGCCGCTGATTCTATTGCCGAAGGGCGCGAGGAAATAGCGAAAGATTTTAGAGCCGCCGCGCTAGACATTAAGAATTTATCGGAGGAGGCGAAAAGACGCGAGGAACGGAACGAGGAGCTCATCGAGAGATTAAACACTCTAGAGGGTAACGCCGGCGTCGTTCTGATTAATGAGTTAGAGAAAATGATCGACCGCAAAATATCGGAGCGGTTAGAAATTAATGGAAGCACTGATGACCACGTTGAACGCATATTAAGAGAGTTAATTAACGGCGGAGACGTATGTGTTGATGTTGATTACACAAATCTTGAGCTCGAACTAACCCTATCGTGCTAAATAATTTGCGTAGGACTAAGCCCGCCGCGACGCGGGCTTTTTTATGGGTGTTTACTTTATACCCTAAACTCTTATATACTCTTATACGTGGAATTAACCACATAACTACGGAGTAATAAAAAATGTCAAACAATCAACAGATATTCAATCTTAGAACCTCAGATCTTGTACTGGATCGCACCATCAACCCAACGAAAAGCGATAAGTTGAAAAACGCTAAACCCTCAAACATTGTGGAAGCTTGCGGGCTTATCCCCGACTTTTTTGCTGAGGCCTGTCTGGAGTGGGTAGACCGTGATAGTGATCTAACTCTCGAGGCCATTGCTGACAATATGGATCAGATATACGGATTCGGCGGATTTGCTTACCCTTATGATGGAACCGTATCTGATGAAGGTATGTATATCAGCAAGCATGAGGAGGATGATCCGCTCCCTCCACTGGCTCGTTACGTGTTCGAAGGGAATACACCCATCTTCGAATGTTTTGTATATGAATACGCGATTACTGCAATACGTGATACAAGCACCGGTAAAACAAAGGTTGCGAGGTTTGACTAATGAACGACTCACAACAAGAAACTAAAACGACCGCGCAGTTATTACAATTCCAGTTGCAATGGTTAGGGGTGATGTCAATGTCTGGCCGCGAAGAGGAAGCCGATAAGTGTTATCAAAAGGCTCAAGAATATACGCAACAACTTATCGACGCCGGCCATTAAATACACCCAGTAACACTAGCCCGCTATAACGCGGGCTTTTTATTGCCTGTCTACTTATCCCCAAAGTTATTAACACCTGGACCTTTAAGCAGCAACCAGAATCAATGCGGGCTTTAGCTTAACCTGTACAAAAAACGACCAACGTCCTTAATTTGTATTGTGGATAACTACGTCACGTGTTTAACAGTTAAACAAGCCGCGCCATGGGTCGCGGTCCATTGCTCAAACGTATGAGCCAAAAACCGTGGGCGGCGGTCACTGGTCGACGGGTTGCGCACCCAGTGCCGTGTTCCGTGGTCCGTGGTCCATCCATCCGGGTCGATAACCGGATAAAATGCCCGGGTCCCCCGTGTATCGGGTCATTCGGCGTGGTCCATGGCTCGAGAATCGGCGCAAATCGTGCGCGGTCCGCGTGTCCGCGGGGACGAGGTCAAGGTCCATGTTTCTCACAAATATTTAATAAAGATTCCATATGAGCGTTAACTGTCTTATATTAGCGGGTAAAATCGCATATATTTGCATGTTCCACGTGGAACAATTTATTAGGGTCCCCCATGAAAAATTCGTATACAAGCATAAATGATGAAAAAAAATTAAAGTTAGAATTGCGTTTAGCGCAGTTAAAAAAGAATGAAATGTGTAGAAAAAATTTTTTAATTTTTGTAAAAAACATGTGGCCCGAGTTTATTGCAGGACGTCACCATAAAATTATTGCTGAAAAATTAGAACGGGTCGCGAGCGGCGATTTAAAGAGATTGATTATTAACATGGCGCCGAGGCACACGAAAAGTGAATTTGCGTCATTTTTGTTTCCTGCGTGGATGATGGGCAGGAATCCTAAGATGAAGATTATTCAGGCGACTCACACGACTGAATTGGCTGTAAATTTTGGACGAAAGACAAAAAATCTGTTGGAGACGGACGAATATAAGGAAGTTTTTGACAATGTAAAGTTAGCTTCTGACAGTAAGGCGTCGGGTCGTTGGGACACGAGCGCGGGCGGTATGTATTATGCGGTTGGTGTTGGGTCGAATTTAGCGGGTCGTGGTGGTGATTTAATTATTATTGATGATCCTCACTCGGAGCAAACGGCAATGTCGGCGGCGGGCTTTGATGATGCTTGGGATTGGTACACAGGTGGTCCTAGACAGCGTTTACAGCCCGGTGGGTCGATTGTATTGGTACAGACTAGGTGGTCTGAGAAGGACATGACGGGTCAGTTGTTGAAGTCTATGGCAAAAGATCCGTTGGCGGATCAATGGGAGGTTGTGGAGTTACCGGCTATTTTTGAGGATGGTAATCCGTGTTGGCCGGAGTTTTGGAGTCTTGAGGATTTGACCGCGGTCCGCGCTTCTATTCCTAATAGTAAGTGGAATGCGCAGTATCAGCAGAATCCTACGGGTGAAGAGAATGCTATTGTTAAGCGTGAGTGGTGGAATGTTTGGGAAAAGGACGAGGTTCCTAATTTAGAGTATGTAATTCAGAGTTATGATACGGCTTTTAGTAAGAGGGAGACGGCAGATTATAGTGCGATTACTACGTGGGGTGTATTTTATCCTAATGAATCTGGGACTCCGGCTTTAATTTTGTTGGATAGTAAGAAGGGTCGTTGGGATTTTCCTGAGTTAAAGAACAAGGCGATGGAGGAGTATCGTTTTTGGGACCCCGATACCGTCATTGTTGAGGCGAAGGCTAGCGGTATGCCTCTGACGCAGGAGATGAGAAATATGGGAATTCCTGTGGTTAACTTTACCCCATCTAGGGGTAATGATAAAGTTACGCGTGTACATTCTGTATCGCCTTTATTTGAGGCCGGGATGGTGTGGGCTCCTGACACTGTTTTTGCTGATGAGTTGATAGAGGAGGTTGCGGCGTTTCCTAATGGTGAGCATGATGATTTGGTTGATAGTATGACTCAAGCGTTGATGCGTTATCGTCAGGGTAATTTTGTGCAGTTGCCGACAGATGATTGGGAAGAAGAAGAAAACTCTGTTAACATGAGGGTTTACTACTAATT